ACGATTGAAAGGTTCAAAGAAGAAAACAGGCAGTACGCATATTCTCTCAGCTTGGGTTGATGAAGTCGGCTTAAGCCTTGCTCAAGAGACAGTTGCGGAGAAACGCAATGAATTGCAAGCCATTCCAGAAGTCTTGGATAGCCTTGATTTGTTGGGAGCAGTCATCAGCATAGATGCTATGGGAACGCAAAACGACATTGCCGAGCAGATTATCAATTCAAGTGGAGCGTAAGATTAGTCGTTTAGAGGGAGAGACTTGCATGGATAAGCAGTATTATATCAGGAGTTTTCCCCTGAGTTGTCAATTAATTGGACAATATATTCGAGGTCATTGGGGGATTGAGAATCGGCTTCATTGGCATTTGGATGTAACCTTCAGGGAAGATGCTTGTCGAGCACGTAAAGATTACTAAACACGTTGAGAAAGTTTGCTTTAGCCATTGTTTCTGGACACAAAGACAAATTATCCTTACGCAATAGGTTATTCAAAGCTACCCTGAATATCGACTACCTCAAAAAGCTACTAAAGATTTGATGCGGTTGTCCTGTTTTCTTTTAATAAAGTAATCCATATATTCTGGAATTTTATTAAGTTCGCATTATGCTTTTCATTCAGGTCAAAGCAATTCTTACTGAATCATAAATTACATAGACTAACGAAATAATTAAAAATAACAAATCAAAAGACACATGACAAAAGCTAAGCCTTTTATCAAGTGGGTTGGAGGTAAGAGTCAACTCATCGAACAACTGGACACCTATCTTCCAGCTGACTTTGATAAATGGGAGCATGTAACTTACATCGAACCGTTCGTGGGCGGAGGAGCAATGCTCTTCCATATGCTTCAACGCTATCCCAATATCCAACATGCTATTATCAACGATATCAATTCAGATTTAATAATGTGCTATCGGACAGTTAGAGATAACCCAACTGAACTAATAGCATCTCTAAAGGATATCGAAAGCAGGTATTTGAATCTCCAGAAAAAAGAAATAAGGAAAGAGTTCTTTCTGACTATACGAGATAGATACAATGAAAAGAATCTTGACCCGATAGAGAATACAACATATTTTTTCTTTCTAAATAGAACTTGCTTCAATGGCTTGTATCGAGTAAACAAAAAGGGGGGATTTAATGTACCCTTTGGTAAATATCCTAATCCAACTATCTGTGATCCTAAAACAATTTTAATAGATAGTGAACTGCTGCAAAGAGTAGAAATTCTGAATGGGGATTTTGAATCTACCTACACGTATACCCGTGATAATACTCTGTTCTATTTTGACCCACCATATCGACCCTTGAGTGATACGTCTAGCTTTAATGACTATACAAAGGAAGCGTTTAACGATGATGCTCAAATACGATTGAAGGAGTATTGTGATCGCCTCAATGGTGCAGGAGCTTCTTTCATGCTGAGTAATTCTGACGGCAAAGGCAAAAATAAAGAAGATAATTTCTTCGATGAGCTATACTCTGCATACCAGATAGAGAGAGTATGGGCATCAAGAAGTATCAATTCAAATCCCAACAAAAGAGGAAAACTAACAGAAATTCTTGTACGCAATTATATCCAGACTAAGAGTGTGTACACAAAGGAATAACTATATATCATTTTTAGAAATCTATAATAATGAAAGATTTTAATACATTTATGTCTCAGCTCCAAGAGACTAATCAAACACTTGATTTCTTCTGTGATTTTGATAAAATTGGGGCAAATGTTAATAACATCAGACTAAGCCTTTGTATGCTCAACAGCATGATAGGTACTACCGACTTACGTAAAAGCGTAGAGACTATTTGGCATAGAGATCCCTCGGCTTTTAATGTAATGGATATACTTATTGCGGTAAGAAGTGAAGGGAAAAAAGTTGTTCTCAATTCTACGGGAAGATCGATCATACTTGACCAATTATTCACCAGCGTAGATGGCGTTATTGAATATCTTGAAGGAACAGGTCTTGCTGATATCTTCCGCCAAAGAAAGATTAACGACTTAGTAGACTATGTTTTTGGCATCGAAACAGGTCTTGATAGCAACGCTCGAAAAAATCGTAGCGGTCATATCATGGAACGCATGATTGCAGACATTCTGGAAAAGAATGGCATAGAGTATAGACAAGAGGTTTACTCAAGAGAATGGCCATACCTTCAGAAGGAATTGGGCGAGGACGAAAAACGTTTTGATTTTGTTATCCAGACAGCACAGAAAATTTATTTGATTGAAGTAAATTTCTATAGTGGTGGAGGCTCTAAGCTCAATGAGGTTGCACGTTCTTACTCAGATATAGCACCGAAGGTTAATTCTGTTTCAGGCTTTGAGTTTGTCTGGATCACTGATGGTATCGGTTGGAAGTCAGCAAAGAACAAACTTCAAGAAGCCTATAGTATTATTCCAAGCATCTACAACCTAACCAGCATAGAGGAATTTATTCACAAAGTAAAGGGGGATGATTCCATCATATTATAAATCACCCAACAAAGATTTTACCTTAATCCAAGGTGATTGTGTTGAGATATTATCACAGTTTAAGTTCGAGTTTGACATGGTCTTTGCTGATCCTCCCTACTTTCTATCAGGAGGGGGTATATCATGCCAAAGCGGGAAGGTTGTTTGCGTTGACAAGGGTGAATGGGATAAACCTATGACACCCGAGCAAATGGATGCGTTCAACTTTAAGTGGCTTTCGGCTTGTAGAGAGCACATGAAAGACAATGCAACTATTTGGATATCTGGGACACATCACAATATTTTCAGTGTTCAGCAACAACTAATCAAATTAGGATTTAAGGTACTTAATATCATTACATGGGCTAAAACAAATCCTCCACCTAATATCTCATGCCGCTATTTCACTCACTCTACAGAATTTATAATCTGGGCTAGAAAGTCACAGAAGATAGCTCATTACTATAACTTTGCCTTAATGAAGCAACTGAATAGTGGCAAACAGATGACAGATGTATGGCAATTGCCTGCCATTAGTCGTTGGGAAAAGTCTTGTGGTAAACATCCGACTCAAAAACCGATTGGGATTTTAGCCAGATTGATACAAGCGAGCACCGAGCCTGGAGCATGGATTCTTGATCCTTTCAGTGGAAGTGCAACTACAGGCATTGCTGCGAATCTACTAGGAAGACGATATCTAGGATTAGAGATAGAAGATGAATTTCTTGCTATGAGCAAAGCCCGCAGAGAGGAGATTGAAGATATAGCTATTCGCAACAACTATCTCGAAAAGTTAGTAAAAGCAAAAGTCATTTTCCCTACTGACGCTCTCTTATCAGGGAATAATCCCAATGATCCCTATCATATCCCTTGGATATCCACCACCGTCCTCAAGCCTTAATGTACAGAGGTTGCCTGCAAATGCTATCTTATTGCGCCATAACATCCAGGGCAACCGCATCAAAATAGCGCTATCTTTGGGTTATGGATGTACAAGATTATTTTTCTAAGGTAGAATATTCCCGTGTAGTGAAGAGTACTTCAACGCATTGAACCTCAATCTCTTTATGCCTATCTTCAGATTTATGGTAAAGAGCTGATTAGCGATTTAGAAGGTAAACATATCGCTATTGACGGCAAACGATTGAAAGGTTCAAAGAAGAAAACAGGCAGTACGCATATTCTCTCAGCTTGGGTTGATGAAGTCGGCTTAAGCCTTGCTCAAGAGACAGTTGCGGA